CAAACGTCAGCCACTGGCTGCCGTCGTAATATTCCACCGCCAGCGCGTCGTCGGCGCGGCTGGTGGCGCAGCGGAAGCCGAGGATGTCGACCAGCGCCACCGGCTCGGCAACGCCGAGATCGATCTCGACGAGCACGAACGGCGACGCGTTGACGCTGTTGCTGGTGAACAGCAGCGCCGGGTTCTGGTTGGCAAGATTGGACGTCGAGCCGCCGTTGTGCGCGGTCATCATGCCGGAGGTAATGGACAGCGGATCAAGCCGGCGGCGGATGCGCACCGGCGAAGATCCGGCGACATTGCTGCCGGGCCGGCGATGCGCGCCACCCTGCGGTCGCACTTGCGCGTTTGTGCCCACACGCAACCCGGAATAGTAGTGCTGCAGGTCGATGCGATCGGCGAGGCGCGTGTCGAGCACGCCCTTGGTCATCGTCGTCTGCAGCTGCGCGCGCCTCACCATGAGTACCTCGCCGAGGTAAACGGATCGCGGCCCATCTGAATTTTCTGGCTCGGCTTACCCTGGCTGTCGAGCGTCATGGCGGCGCCCATCAGGCCGCCCATCATGAGCTCCGACGAGGTGCCGAAGGCTTCTCCACGCAAACGGTCGCGCAGCACCGCGTCTTCGCGGATCGACAGCGCGAATTCCGACATCAGGCCGCGGATGATGAGCTCGACGAAATAGGCCGGCCAGCGCGCCGGATCAGGCTGCTTGTCCATGCGCAGCCACAGCGCCTCGGCGTCGGCGTTGATGGTGCCGTTGAGGATTTCCCAGCGGACATACGGTTCGCGGCAGTCGGCCTTGTCGAACACGGCGCGCGGCGCGCCCAGCATGTCGGACGGCAGTTCGAACTGATAGCGGTAGTAGAGCTGCGGCGGCTCGGTGAGGCGGGCCAGCTGGCGCGTGACGGTGTTGAACGACCACGGGTTGGCGGCAAGGATGAATCCGGTGACGCCAGACCAGACGGCCAGATGCGTTGAAGCGCCGGGCGCACTTTCGTCTCCCAGCGGCTCCTCGCCCAGCCGCTCGAGCGCGGCATCAATCATCTCCAAGCGCGTCGGCACAGCGGCCTCTCAGATCATGAGCACGTCCGCCGGCCGAGGGGTTCAAAGCCGGCGGACGCGCGGGGGAGCGGCAATGCCAAGGGGGTCAGCAACGCACCGCAACTGAGAGAAACTTTTACGCCTCGACGGTCGGCTTCTGGATCGCCAACGTCACGCCGCCGGACGCCGAAGCGGTCACGACGTAGGTTTTGAACACGGGCGTGCCGTTCGCCGTCATCAGGCAGCGCAGCACGGTGTTTTTCGGCAGCCGCTCGTAAGCGCTGTTGAAATAGTTGGCTGCCTCGACCACCGCCGGCGCGTCGGCCGTGATGTAGGTCGCCTCGATGAAAGCCTTGTCGATGCCGGTCGATGCGCCGGTGACACCGTGGCCGCCCTGGCGCTGCAGCCCTTTCGCGTCGAATGCCATGTCCGTTCACCCCTGGAATGTGTTGAGCGTTGCGGGCGGCCGGAGCCGCCCGCGCTGCGTTCGTTACGCCACGGCTTCCGTGCGCTGGATTTCATCCTCGATCGGGCTGTCGAGCTTGAAGCGGAACTCGACGATGCCCTTCGTCTGCATGACCGCAGCACAGCCGTCGATGGTGTGGTTGACCGTCCACCGCTTGCGCAGGCCCTCGCGGATCCACTCGGTGCGCATTTCGCGGTTGTGACCCGCGCCGATGGCGGACTTGTGCCAGGCGCGGAAACGGACCTCGGTCGTGTTGCCGGTGTAGAGCCGGCGCAGATGCGGCGGCAGGATGAAGCAGTGCCCGACGTCGAACGTCTTGTGCTTCACCATGCGCGTCAGCGGCAGGTCACCGCCGGTCCAGTCGCTGTTGGCGAAGACCTTGTAGGTCTGGCACTGATAGAAGGCCTTCGACGGCAGCGGGCAGAAGATGCCGCCATCCGCCGTTTCCACATCGTTGTCGGCCAGCTTCTCGAAGCCGGCCATCAGCGTATAGGGATCGAAGGCGGTGCTGTACGAGCCGAAAATCTGATCGCCCGGAAGCGAGGCGGCCATGATCGCGTCGTAGATGATGCGGTCGGAACGGCGACCGAGTGCCTTGGCGGCCTGCTCCTGGCGCACGGCCGCTTCATTGACCGGCATGCGATGCGCTTCGGGCCCGTCCCAGTCGTAGAGCGCGTAGGGCGCATCCCACTCGCGGCTTTCCATTTCGATCGTGTCGTCGGTGGGGTTCAACACGGAGATCGTGTCGCCCTTCTGATAGGGCTGCGCCTCGAGCTCGCCGGTGCCGAGGAAGTAGAACTTCTTGCCCTGAATTCGGATCGGCGCCTCGGTCGTGCCCTTGAGCACGTAGCCCCGGTTCTGATACCGGATGAACGCCTTGTCGTTCCACTGATCCTTGTACCAGAGTGGAATGATTGTCTCTGACATCGCTGGTCTCCCGCTGTGCAAAAATTGCTTGCGCCTCGGGAGAGAACTCCGGGCGCGTCAGCTCACGATAAAGCTGTCGCGCCCGTGGTAGGGCGTCAGCCGACGCCGTATGTGGCGCGGTATTCCTTGTCGACACGTTCCTGGAACGCCTTGTCGTACTTCGGCGACAGCGGGTCGTAGCGCGCATCGGCCATGTCGGCCTTAATGGCATCCTTGGACCGCTGCCCGCCGCTCGGCGCGCCGCCGGCGACAATGCCGGTGCCGCCGAACGCCTTCTGCAGGCTTTCGATGAGCATGATGCCTTCGGCCGTATCCGTGCTGGCATGCAGGATGGCTGCCTGCGCCTTGGTCAGCGCCCCGCCACTTTCCAGCCCCTTGATCCAGGCATCGGCGCCATTGATGCGCTGCTGCGCGGCCAGCAGCCGCTCGCGTTCCGTTCCGGCCTTCGGCTGCAGCTTCTGCAGCTCCGCGCCGTAATCCGGCGGAGCTTCGATGAGGCCGGCCTTTTCCATTTTCGTGTACAGCTTCTCGAACGCCTGGCTGTACTGCTTGTCGTCGAGGCCGAGCTCGTGTGCCACCTCGGCCCAGATCGGCAGCACCTTGTCGTCCTTGAGATCGCCGACACGCTGCTGCATGTCCGGCGACAGTTCGAACTTGTAGTCTTTCGGCGTCGCCGGCGGCTTCGGCCGGTTGGCGATTTCCGAGTAGAGCTTGTCGATCACCTCGCGCTCGCTCTGGCCCTTGAACTGATCCGGCAGCCCTTCGGGAAAATACGGTGCGCCATTCACACCCGGCGCTGCATTGCCATCGGCACCCGCCGCCGGCGCGGCACCGCCATCGGCACCGCCCTGCGCGCCAACCGCTGCCGCGGCGGCTGCGGCCAGTCCGGCCGGCGCAGCTGCAGGCGCGCCTCCGGCAGCACCAGGCGCGGCGCCGCCTTGACCAGCAGCGCCGCCAGCGTCGCCATCGCGCACGATCTGAAACAAGTCTTTCATGTCGAACCCCCTTCAGGTGAATGGGGCGCATCGGGCGCCCGCAGCATGTTGAGCAGCATGAACACAACGCCATTCCCGCCCTCGCGCTTGGCTTTCGCGACGGCGTACAAATCGAGCGAGCGCGGCATCAGCTCCTCTTCGGAGGGGCCGCGCAAAATAGTTTTTTCCAAGAGCAGCAGCAGCAGCGCCTGGCCTTCCGGCGTCGTCAGCGCCGCGCGCGCAATGCGCGCTTCGCGCAGCGCATGTTCCGTGCGCCGCGCCTGGTCCTCGGCGCCGAGCTCGGCCGCCCGCTTGCCGGCGTTCTCGATGCCGGCCCAGCCGTCCGACATCACGCCCTTGAGCAATCCCTGCAGCATAGCGTCCATCACATCGCTCCGTTCATGTAGGCCTGCTGCGGCGACGGCGCCGGCTGCTTCGGCGCTGCGGCTTGCTTCTGCTGCTCCGCGACCGTCGCAGCGATCAGTTCGGCGAGCTGGCTCGCTTCCATCTTGGTGCGGATGTGCCGCTCGTCGACGCCGAGCCAGCGGCCCAATTCCGGGATTAGGCTTTCGATCTCAGCCGTCAGCATGACAGCTTGCGGCCCGAGCAGCATCGTCACCATCTGCAGCCAGTTGACCGTGCTCTCGACCTTGTGCGCCCGCTGCGCAGCTGCCGCCGGCGCGGTCATGATCAGCTTGGTCAGGATGTGGTCGATCTTCACTGCTGTCGGCAGCGCGCCGATCTCGTAGAGGAGATCGGACAGGCGCGTCACCATCGGCGCGATCAGATCATAGGGCAGCCTGGCGCCGAGGCCGCCGCGGTTGCGCTGATAGCGCCGCAGCCGGCCGGCGACTTCGGTGGCGGAGCGCACGGCGTCGGCTTCGATCGGCAATTCGTCGTCGAGCAGAACCTTGCGGATCTGCTCGCGCTCTTCCTGCATGACGATCGAGGTGATGTCGAAATCCTGCGGCACCGGCAGGCGCGCGATCGAGGGACCGGCCGGACCGCCCGTCGAGGCGACCGTCCACATGGCGCCGGGATCGTAGGCGGCAGTGTCGGGATTGAACACGGCATCGTTGCGCCGGATCCAGATCCCGAGGATGGCGAACACCGCGGCCTTGAGCGCCAGTTCGCGACCACGGTTCGCGGTCTTGACGAACGGCAAGCCGAGATGCGCCAGGCCGCGGCCGAAGGGTTCGCCGGGGCTGACGTACTGGCGCGAGATGATCCAGGGGTTGGTGCGGAAGTCTTCGCGATAGAACGCATGGTCCGCGTCGTCGATCGTCTCCGCCCAGACGACGAGCTCGAACTTCTTCTCGGCCGTGTGCCAGTAGACGTACTGCACGATGGTCACGTCGTCCGTTGACGAGCGCGCTTCCTTGATGGCCTTGGCCATCTTGTCGGACCAATTGGCTTTGGGCCACAGCGCCTCCAGGTGGCGCATCTTGTGCTTGCGCTTCCAGTAGACGCCCCACACTTCGCCGTTCGGACCTTCCTCGAGCGCGAGCTCGACGACGGGCGCGCAGGCGCTGTCGACGATAGCGCCGTCGGAGTTCTTGGTCAGGAACAGCGCCGACGTGCCGGCGAAGTGATCCTGCATGCTGGTTGTGAGATTGAGATACACGCGCGGAACGAGCGCGTGCACCATGTCGGTCACCTGCGCCAGCTCGCGATTTATCTTGGTCTTGTCGACGCCTGCGGGCATGAACGGGCCCGCCTCGAGCTTGAACGCATCCTGGCCGA